AATTCGGATCGTAGAGACCAAAAAAAACCCCCTTGGATGATAAGTCCTTGGGGGTTTTCTTATTTGTGGATTCCACGTAAGGTGTTGATGACCGATCTTAAATCATAATAGGTTCTCCTTAACAAGGGTTGCTACTTAGCCATCCCATCCTTCAAGCAAAACCAACACCTTCCATAGAAGTCCTCCTTTATTTAGACCAGATAAAAATACAACGGATGATCAAGAGATCGAGTACAAAACAGAACTTAATATCATCTGGTTCCACGAGGGTAGCTTTGTCAGGGAACTCAATCCCCAACATCATACCATTGATGAAGCTTACGCCGATACTAAGACCCATGTTATTCCTTATATTTAAATCTAAAAAAGAAAGTAATATCCTTAGGATACTCAGAAAAATCTAGATTATGGTATACAAATTCCGATAGTATTTTACGCACCTCGCCATAGTCTATATGTTCAGGGGATGTTATGTTGAGGGTACGGTCTGGTGTTACCAACTCTATAGAAATTAAATCTTTAGACATATAAAAAGAACCTTATTTTAACTTCCACAAGTACCAGAACCAGTCAGATCGCAAATATCAATCGTCTCGTCGTAGACAGTATCTTTGTGAGAAAGTGCTTCTTTATAAGGCACCGATGTTAGTGGTTGGCCTCCACGGCTACTGTCTGGGTAGCAGGTAAAGCCCCGCAGTCGAGGAGCATATTTTGCTAATACTTCTGTAAAGCCTTTAACTGTGGAGTCGTTGTTAGTAGCACTACCCCACGCAGGAAGATTAATAGTACTAGAAATACTCATGTCTACGTAGTCTTGGATTCCTGCTTGAAACGCCAGGCGTCGTTCATAATCGGTACTCAGGTCAAGGGCAGTTTCGATGGAATCGGGGTTAGCAGAATACTTCTCAATAAGTGACTGTGCTGTTCCATCCACCACGTATTGATATTTCCATTTAGTCCCTTCTGTTAAAAATCTTCGTTTATAAGCCACGGCAAAGAGGGGTTCGATGCCGGTAGTTGTTCCCAGTGTTGTTATCGCTAGGCTCTTTATCCTAGCTTCTATAAGTTTCCTTATAGCTCAGACTATATCATCATCCCATTAGGATGTTGGGCGCTCGTGGGGGGATTATTGGTAACATCCTCACCCCCTAGTCGTTGCTCCTTCGTACCTACTTCAATTGTATTCAGTACGCTTGGATCAGGATTGCCATGTTTACTTAACAGAAGCTTGCTCCAATATAGCAACTCTTCTAATGAATAATTGTTCTTAAGACGATTAACTCTCTTGTGTACCCACCACACATTGCCCTCTTCGTAGCCTTTTGTATTATCTATACGATCTAAAGAGGCAGTGATAATGTCCCAATCAACATTACAAAATTTTATGGCCGGCTCTAGTACCAAAGGTACATCAGATAAACCACACAAACCTCGTTGCTGTTGAAACAAATTCCAGAGGAAGTCTATAGTCAAGTTAAAAGGAATATCCCTAATATCAGCACAGTGTTTAATGTAACTGAAATGTGTTTTGGATAATCCACCAATACCTTGAAAATTACTTGGGGGTGGGTATTTAATAGCCGTCCGTTTACTAGCACAATTCTTGCAGCTAGTTGTTCGACCATTAATAACCCAGTCTTTACGCTTAATGTCAATTCTACCACAATCACACTGTGTTCTATACATCAAACGTCCTTTATGTTTGACTTCTTCTAAAACAGTTAATTGATTATATTTATTCATTTAATTCCTTTTAGTAATAATTTGGGTCTATACTTATAATTATACACTAAAAAAGGAATCTTGTCAAGATAAATTTAGGTTTTCCCTGAATTCACCCAATTCTATTTGTTAATTACTTAACAAAAGGCCAGTTTAAGTTTAGCAAGGATTCCAATTGATCCTGTCGGAGCGATTGCACGATAGGCGACTGGACGAGAGATAAAGAATCTATCACAGTGCTCATTAGCTGCTGACTCGGACTCAGCTCGATAGACTTGGAGCCATTGATGTAGTTCATTTGTTACCTCGTATTTTTCACCTCGTTGGAGTAGCCATTCGTGGATGCCCATAAGGCCCAATCCCAATCGTCGATTTTTCTCACGAACTTTATATACTTTCTCATAAGGTAGATCCGCCCGGAGGGTGCCACACACCAAGAACTTAGACGCCAAAGACACGACAGACTTAAACTCGTCAATATTATGGATATTACCAAGATTGATCGAACCAAGGTTACATACGTCACTGTCATCTTCAGACGTAACCTCTGTACATGCGTTGCGAAGGGTTTCATTCTGTTTACTTCCGAAGTTAAAGGAGAAGCCAGGTTCACCGGTCATGAGTGCTTGACGACAGTTCTCCATAAAAACAGGATTGGTAGCCAACTCGCTGTCGATGATCGACCCACCCAAACCTTTTGTATAGCAACCCAAGCTGGCGTCGTCGTAGTTGACGCTGATGTTGGTCATGTCCAGAGGTGCTGGGTAGTTGAAGTCAATAGCTTTCTGTTCCTTAGTCAACCCATTCCAGTTTTTAGAACTGAGGAAACTACTAATATCTTCGTGTTGCCAATTAAGAGATGCGTATATAGCAGATCTCCGTGAACCTCCCTGCATAACATTTCGCCCGATTTCATTAATAGCATACATAAGTGGGATCGGCCCAGAGGCCGTACCACCTGTTCGGCCAAGAGCTTTTCCACTGGCACGTAGTCGGCTGTAGTCAATTCCAATTCCACCTCCTGTCATTAGGCAAGACATAGCTCGCCACGTTACGTTGCTCCACTCTTCTCGTGTGTCTTCTTCTGCCCGTAGAAGGTAGCAGTTGTTATATGCTTTGTAGGGCCGTCCTGCGTAGTATAGGTAACGACCACCCGGCATGAATCGCATATGCTTGATGTGCTCGACAAGATCTTTACGATCTGACTCAGACATGAGCTGAGGGAGGGTTCCCCCTCGGGTTCCACACACGTCGTCAACAAGTCGTTCAGCGAGATTTCCCCAGGTATCATCTGGTCCTTGGGCGTATTTAAAACGAAAGATGTTTTCAGCAAAAGAGTTTTTAAAGTATTTTTTATTTGTCATTAATTAGTATTCCGTTTTTTGTGTTCACAAGCCATACATAAATAGATAGCTGGGTATTTACGTAAGTTTTGGCGTTTCATCCATGAGTTGCATACTGGACACTTGTCGATCCGTTTCGGTTTCAATACCGGAGAGAGCATAGGTAATGGCACGAGTGGCCTCCTTTTCTTCGTGAATACGAATAAGATATGGTTTCTTATATGATTGTTTATCGAACGGCAGCGTGGAGTCGTGAGTACTGGTCTTCAATTTGTTCCTCTAGGATTTCTACAAGTTCTACAATATCAATATTTAGAAGGTCTAGGAATTCTAGGATATCTAAGTTATGGATAATAAGAAGTTTAAGTTCTTCGATATCAGACTGCATTTACAATAGCTTCACGGTTATCTCCGCTACCTTTGATAGTTCCTGTTGACTTACGCTTAGCTAGCTTGTCTAGGTTACCTTGAGCGATATCCTCTAAGGTAAGACCCATATCAGCACACACAGCAGCTACACACCACAAGATATCACCAAGTTCTTTTGCGATGTTTACGCCAATGGTTTGTTGGGGTACTTCATCTCGAATTCCTTTTGCAATGTGACCATTAAGCTCACCCACTTCACTGGTGAGGTTAAGTAGAGCATACATATGGTCGGCGCTAGGAAGTCGGAAGGAGAGAGCTTGTGTTTGATAATCATTTAGTTTCATCTTTGTTCTTTTCTTTAGGAATGTAGTAATCACAAACACCTTCTTCATTTATAGGAAGGATTGTGAAATAGGATTGTAGATACTCACTTGGAACTGCTGCGGCGCGATAACAGGTAGTTTTGTTAGGACAGTCTCCACCTTGGCACATCGAGATATCAGGCATTTTGTTCTCCTAAAAGTGCTTTTGTAGATACTGGAAATAGTTCTACTAGTTTGTTGTAAATGGGACGGGCGATATCCTCGTTTTCTTTCTGTGCATGAGCATCCAAACGGAGTTTGCAGATACGAGAGAAGAATAACAAACTACCAGTCCACACCCACGTTGTCATCATATTTTGTGGGAGGGTGCTTCGTGCCTGTTCAGCACAGATATCAGCATCAATCATATTCTCGTATAGATAAGCTAAGGTCTTTGTATGATACTTAGCAGCATCAATCCACTCATCGTTACCATATACAGCCCCTTCGCCACTGCCTTGTTTGACATTAGCTGCCTTTGGGCGGAGGGAAGTTGGGAAGTGAAACTCAGGTTCACTATCAACATACCGACGACTTACCTCAGACCATCCATCCCCAATAACAGCCTCACTTAGATGTCCACCGATATGACTCTTCCAAAGTTGGCGAGCCAAAAACAATGGGGCTGTAATACGAAAGGTTAACATACAATGTGTGAACGGTGCAAAGTGCTTCTCCTTATCAAGAGTAGACACAAGATCTTTAATGCGATCTATGTCTGTTTCGTTTGCAATCTCTTGGATAATAGACTCATACTCTTTATTCATCATGCCACGAGCTAAGAATTGAATCAAAGACTCTTCGCGTCCTTTTGGATAGTCGTCTGTGCTATTAAAACTAGCCCGTGCTGCATCTATAACTCGTCTATCATTTCCCATCGAGTCGATAAACTCAACTTCAATATCACTTACTTTCATCGAATCTTCCTTGCTAATTCTTTAACTTCTTCAGAGTAGTCTGATGATAGGGATGAACCTAATTTATGTACATCTGACTCAGAGGGACACTCTGCTCGTGCTTTGCGTTCTAGATTATCGTACACACTATCTGGAATGGGTGAGTCAGATTCCACATAATAGAGATAACGATAGGCTAGTACTAGTTGTTCTACTGTAGGCATTAAACAGCATCCCGTTCGTAAAGAGCTTGTCGCAAGTAAACAACCAAGTCGAGTGCTTCTTCATAGGCATCCTTGAGGGCGTCACGCCCATTATTAGGTTGTAAGGGCATACCATACTTGTCAATACCAAAGGAGTTGCGTTTAAGCATATCCTTCTGCACCAACCACCACACCTCAGGCTCTTTGTTTACTTGTGGTGGAGGTTGTCCCCAATCGTTGGGCAACAATCCATTTAAACGGTTCTCGGGGAAAGCTGCTTTGGCTGGATCAATAAGACCGGACTGGATGGCACCGCGTTCAAAGGCTGCATCGAGCGAGCCAGGTTTTTGTGTATAAAGATGACTAAACATTATATTTTGAGTTTGTATAAGATAAAGAGACAGGCATAACATCAAATTCACCGGTAGGCTTAACGTCATGTAATACCAAGAAACCACGCCAATGTCGATTGCCTTGTGGACCCATATAGGACTCCTCATGCTCGTAACAAGATCCCGCGATGATAGAAGTAATAAGACTACCATCTGCTCGATAACTTGTTGCTAACTGAAGTCCCTGTTGGTGACCTGCAATACAAGATTGGTGCTTCTTATTTAGCTGTGCGCTGGCACTACTAGCCGGACGACCAGCCACACCGGTAACAAAATAATGGCTGTATGCCACGCCATCAATAATAACAACGTTAAGAAAGTCATGAACTTCCCAACCAAATTCTTTGTACTTAAGATCATCTATAGACAGAACACCATCTAACTTAGGGTCATTGTCTACTGCTCTATTAATACGATGCTCGTGGTTACCTAGCGTCATGACCATGCGTGGGTGGTACTGTTTCTCCTTATTACGAACTGCTTTAATGTTAAAAGCTCTGATTGGTGCTAGAAGGTCATTCATAGCGTCGTGAGCTGCTTGGATATCCTTGACGTACCGTCTACCCTCAAATGATTTCTTACCTACGTCGTAAGAGGATAGAGAGGACATGTCAGCAAAATCCCCTATGCAGATTATTACCTCAGGTTTCTTCTCTACGATGTACTGACCAATCTTATTCAAGAAAGAGAAGTCTGTGTCTGATTTCGCTTGGACATCGGGCAGGACTAGATGCCTCATTTATTTAAACCATTCATTAGGAATACCTTGTTTATAAAAGTCAGCATACTCAAATCCATATTTGGTACACCAGTCGGCGTAACTTGTCTTACTAGACTTGGTGAGCTTATTCTCAGCATTACCAAATAGGAAGTAGACCTTAACTTCGGGGTGTTGTTCCCGAATATACAAATGCTTCGCCCTATCCGCACTAAGGAAACGTCCCTTAGTCTCGATGTAGGTATTTGGCCTGATTGTAAAGTCGGGATTGTAGACATGTTCAACAAGATATTTAATCTTGTCTGTCTCATAAGTAGTAGTCTTGGGCATCATAGCCCATGCCTTTTTCTCTAAGCCGGAACGGAATCGAGGGGTTTTACTGGTGGTTGCCATTTGTCATTTTTTCTCTGCCATATATATAAGCAATGTGCGTTCATCATGTAGGTTACTAGGGCGTGGTCATCGACGTCAGCCCCATAGAGATTAAGAGTATATTCAAACATGTCATACTCGTTGTCGAGGGACATCAAATAGTCAATCCGTGGTTCGAGAAACTTCGGAACTTTACTCCGTGCTTTACCATCAAATCCAAAGATGTTGTCTGCTGAGTCGCCCATAATCAATTGGTAGTATAACATCTTCTTACCATCCAAGACACTCACCACTCTGTGTTCATTTTTCACAAAGTTATAGTGATTGCCGGGGATCATAAGAAGATCCTTATCTATTGAGCAGATAACTGTGTTTTCTGTTGCATTACACTGAGCAATACCAAGTTCATCATCTGCTTCGTTGCCTTCGCTAATAGTAGCCCCCCAACCGAGGACTAAATGCTCGCGTAGCTCCTGTAGCCAGCGCGGTTTGGGTTTATCTTTTCTATTAGCTTTGTATTCTGGATTGATATCATATCGGAAATTACCAGTGCCTGTAAGAAATAGCTTACAAGAACCACTGGCCGTTTCAAACATGATACGCTCAATAAGAGCATCCGCTCGCTCTTGTGCTATGCTTAGGGGCTCGTTCTCGGCACTAGCAGCACACCTGAAACACACAATATCCGCGTCTATCAAAGCCTTCATTCTTTAGTCATCTCTTCATCTCCAAAAGATTCTTCAACATATCGGGCTGCTGCACACATACCAGATCTGTATCCCCCATCCCACTCATCGTTTGCGTCACCATCCACATCTACCCTATCGTAGATTACGAGGACACATTCCTTGATAAGCAGGTTGGAAAACGCTTCAAAATGCTCAGCAGTCATCCACACATGGCTACCAGACGGGCTCACACTCTCTGGATCAATCTGTTTTGCAAGCTCTTTAAACCGGCTATTCATTCTATAAAACTCCCTCGTGACCGATGTGGATACTCTTTGTGTTCACGGAAACATCTGATCTGTCCATCTTTATAGGCAATCCAAGCACTTTCCTTTGTAGTATCAAAACAAAGATCGTGTTGCTCGGATGCCTTAACTTCTTCTTTGGCGACTACATACCCTAGCTTATACGCAAAGGTAGTGAAAGATACCAACAGAAGAAGTAAGATAAGATCTCTTAGTAGTTTATTCAGCTTCAGCAGGGAAATCTGGAATATCT